CGGCGGATAGATTTAACCGCCCCGCTTACCAGACAAAGAGGGCGGTAAGGGCGCAGGGGGAACAGATACATAAGACAGTGGATGAGTATGTCAGGGAACATGGAGGGGATTAATTGGACAAAACACTCTTAATCGAATATGCAGATATGAAAGAGGAGATAAAAGACTTAAGGCGGAGGATAGACGAGGACGAGAGGAAACTAAGTGAACTAAGGGACACTGTTGTTATGGATTCCGTGGCATGTGGAAGAAAGGGGAAAAAACCCCTTCGGACAGTGAAGATTACAGGGTTTCCGCGAATGGAAGTTGATAGGAGGAAAGCCTTACTAGAGCGGAGAGTTGCCAAGTTGGAAATGCTGGAGACTGATTTACTGGAAAAGCAAAACGAGGTAGAGGAGTACATAGAACAGATTGAGAAGAGCGAGATTAGAATTATCTTTAGACTTTACTACCTAGATAACATGAATTGGGTGCAGGTGGCGCACATCATGAACTCTGGCAGTAAAAAGAGAAAAGCTTATTCAGCGGACAGCTGCCGATGCAAACACAATAGATTTTTGGAGAAAGTTGAAGAAACGACGGTAACGACGGTTTAGAAGTGTTAGTATGATATAAAGCCGAAAGGCTTGACTGAACAGATTGCAGTACACTCAATTTCCTCCTTTGGAATACCGTCCCTTGACCCGGGCGGTATTTCTTTTTTAGGATAGCCCGCTAATGGGTAATAGCTCAACTGGCAGAGCATTCGGCTGTTAACCGAAAGGTTGTAGGTTCAACTCCTACTTATCCAGCTCCGGTGTTTTTGTTGCGATTGTCCGCCGGGCAACTAATAACAATTATATTCTATTCCGATAATAGATACTATTTTTTTAAAAGAATCGCAACAGTGCGGAATTGTTACATCCCTGTGGCAGTTCCGTATCTCAAAGATAATCAAACAAATGGAGATAGCCGTATTGATTACGGCTGAAAGGCACTTGAGCATTTTTAGTACTTGGGTGTCCTTTACTAATTGGAGGGAAAATGAAAGTAAACATACTTGGTACAGAGTACACGGTTATACACAGGAAAGAGTCAGAGGATGCAAAACTGGAAGGAAACGACGGATATTGCGATTCATCCACAAAGACAATTGTTATCCTGGAGTGGGAAGACGATGTAATGAATAAGGGGAATATGAAAACATTTGAGAAACAGGTATTGCGACATGAAATCACACACGCGTTTTTGAGCGAGAGCGGTCTTGAAGCATCCGCAGGGAAGCCAAGAGGGTCTTGGGCGCATAATGAAGAAATGGTAGACTGGTTTGCAATTCAATCTCCGAAAATGATTAAGGCATTTGAAGAGGCAGGAGCATTATAAACAGATTGAGAGGTGCATAAAATTGGCAAGGAGCAGAAGCCCGGACTCAATCAAGGCAGAACAATTGTACCACTCCGGCATGAGCCTTGTTGATATAGCCAAAAAGCTGAAGAAACCGGACAGCACAGTACGAAGGTGGAAGAGCACGCAGGATTGGGATAACAAAGGCGAGCGTTCGGATAAGGAACCCGAACACATACCGAGCGTTCGGAAAGAAATAGAACGGAAGAAAAAGAAAGCTATTGCAGAGGATGTCAGACAGGTAATGAACAATCCTGACCTGACAGACAAGCAACGGCTTTTTTGTTTGTGTTACATCAAGAGCTTCAACGCTGTTAAAGCCTATCAGAAAGCCTATGGAGTAGGTTATAACACAGCGGCAGTAAACGGATACAGGCTACTTGATAACGCTAGAATAAAGGCGGAAATCCAACGGTTGAAGCAGAACAGGCTCAACCGGGAGATGCTGGACGAATCGGACATCTTCCAAAAATACATGGATATAGCGTTCGCAGATATTACAGATTTCCTGGAATTTGGACGGGAAGAAGTTCCGGTTATGACAGCGTTCGGCCCGCTAGTTGTTAAAGATGATGAGACCGGGGAGAAGACGGAAGTCACAAAGGTTGTGAACAGTGTTCGCTTTCGTGAGCACAGCGAAGTAGACGGAACACTTATATCCGAGGTCAAGCAGGGCAGAGATGGAGCGAGTATCAAGCTGCCAGACAGGATGAAAGCCTTGGACTGGTTAACCGAGCACATGGACTTTGCAAGCCCGGAACAGCGTGAGCGGTTGAAGCTGTTAGAAGCACAGCGAAAGGCGGTTGAAAGAGATAATTTTGACAACGCAATTGAGGAAAACATAATCATCACTGATGCGTGGGCAGGTGAAGACGATGAAGAAGGTTAATATACAAAAAGAGGTTAATCCGCACTTCCGTGAAGTCTGGACAACAAACAAACCGTACAATGTGCTCAAGGGCGGTAGAAACAGCTTCAAATCTTCTGTAATAGCTTTGCTATTGGTGTACATGATGATACCGTTCCTTAACAAGGAGAGAAAAGTAAACATTGTAGTAATCCGTAAGGTTGCAAATACTATTCGTGATTCCGTATTCCTTAAGATACAGTGGGCACTTGGAAAGTTCGGATTGCTTAATAGATTCCAATACACGGTAGCACCGTTCAAAATAATTCATAAGCGAACGGGTTCGACGTTCTATTTTTACGGGCAAGATGATTTCCAAAAGCTGAAATCTAATGATATCGGGAATCTGATAGCTGTATGGTATGAAGAGGCTGCGGAGTTTAATAGCAGTGAGGAATTTGACCAGACGAATGCCACATTCATGAGGCAGAAACCGGACAATGTAGATATGGTTCGGTTCTTCTGGAGTTATAACCCGCCGAGAAACCCGTATCACTGGATTAATGAGTGGGCAGAATCGCTTAAGGGGCAGACTAATTATCTTGTCCATGAATCTAATTATCTAGATGATGAGCTGGGATTTACCACTCCACAGATGATAGAGGAGATTAACCGGATTAGAGATAATGATTATGACTATTACAGATATCTCTATCTGGGAGAAGATGTTGGGCTTGGAACCAATGTATATAATATTAACCTATTCCACAAAATAACGGAGCTTCCAACAGATGATAGGATAATCGCATTGTATTATTCTTCCGACGTTGGACACCAGACATCCGCGACCACTTGTCTATGTTTTGGGCTTACGGCTAAGGGAAACATCATATTGCTTAATATGTATTATTACAGCCCAGCGGGTAGGGCATCAAAAAAAGCCCCCAGTGACTTGTCGAGCGATATACATAATTTTATTACCAAGACATCCAGACATGAACGGGTAGGTAATGCACCGATTATAAATCGAACAATAGACTCTGCGGAGGGTGGACTAAGGAACCAATATCAAAAAGACTTTGGCCAGAGCTGGCATCCGGTAGCAAAATTGAAAAATGTCGACATGATTGATTACGTCCATGACCTTTTGGCTCAAGGACGTTTTTACTATTACAGCCCAACAATCATAACGGGGCTGCCGAACTGTGATAGCTTGGAGCTTTTCGTAGAGGAGCACAAGAAATATCAATTTGACGAAAAGACGCTAAACAGCGACGACCCAAAGGTTATTAAGGAGTTCGACCACTCTGTTGATGCTTTTAAATATGCATGTGTGGATAATGCCAGGGACTGGCGATTAAAGAGGTAGGTGATTACGTGGGAATCGTACAGACTATAAAAAATCTATTTAAGAGAGGGGGATACATGGCAATGGGAGAGCGGCTCACAACAATTAACGACCACCCAAAAGTTAACATAAATCCAGACGAACTGGAACGTATTTCGCAGGACTTCCGGGAATACGCCGGGAAATATCCAAAGGTAAAGTACATCAATTCGAACAATGATTCTTGCAACAGAGATTACTGTTTTTTAAATATGCGAAAGCTCACAGCAGAAATGATGTCCTCCCTCGTGTTCAACGAACAGGTGGAAATAAGCGTTGACAACGCGGTTGCAAATGAATTTATCCAGCACGTATTTGAGCATAATGATTTTAAGAAGAATATGATTCGATATCTTGAACCTATGTTTGCAACTGGTGGATTGGCGGTAAGGCCTTATGTAGATACGGACACCGGTGAGGTAGAATTCTCCTGGGCATTGGCTAATGCGTTCTTCCCGTTAAGGCATAATTCTGGCGGGATTACGGAGGGAGTTATGATGTTCTCTACAGTCAAGACAGAGAACAAGAAGACTGTGTATTACACTCTCATGGAATTCCACGAATGGAAAGACAAGGAATATGTTATAACAAACGAACTATATCGTTCGGAAGACAAGACTGTGATAGGCGATAAGGTTCCGCTTGGCCATAACGGAGTTTACGAGGGGATAGAACCAGATACAGTTATACAGGGATTGAGCAAGCCTATATTCAATTATCTTAAGCCTAGCGGGTTCAATAATTTTGTCACAGATAGCCCACTGGGAGTTGGTATCTGTGACAACTCTGCCACTACTCTTAAGCAGATTAACGATGCTTATGACCAATTCAACTGGGAAATAAAAATGGGGCAGAGGAGCGTAATTGTAAGTGACCACCTGCTAAACTATTCGTTTGACGAGCAAGGTAACAGGCGGGGGCCTGTATTCGACCCTGATGTTAATATCTATCGCCCTATGCGGATGGACGGTGATACCGATTTTGTAAAGGACATCACACATGACATCCGAACAGAACAGTATATAGCTGCAATAAATCAGTTTTTTAAGACACTGGAAATGCAGATGCAGTTATCAGTTGGGACATTCAGCTTTGACGGTCAAAGCGTAAAGACTGCAACAGAGATTGTGTCCGAGAACTCTCTTACATACCGCACCCGGAACATGCAGTGCAACGAGGTTGAGAAATTTATCAAGGGCCTGATTGTATCAGTATTGGAGATAGCGTCCTTCACAACATTGGGCGGAGGCGGCAAATTGTACACCGGAGAGATACCCACCTTCGAACAGATAAGTGTGGACTTTGACGACGGCATATTCGAGAGCGCGGAACAGAAGTTAGAGTTCTACAGCAATGCAAAAATGGCGGGAATCGTGCCCACAACAGAAGCAATCAAGGGCGTGTTTAAGCTAACTGATGCAGAGGCCCTCGAATGGTTAAAGAACATCATCCAACAGGACACGATGGTAGACCCGGCAGAGATTGAGCAGCAATCAGCAGAAAAGGAGGTAGAGGAAGAATGAAGTATAAGAAGAAACCAGTAGTAATTGAAGCTTTTAAGTATGACGGTGATTTAATGGGAAGTGACGGGAAATACTACGTCCCTGACTGGGCGGTACAGGCAAATAAAGAGGGTATACTGTATTTTGACTCCCTTGACGCGGAATCACCGCCATGTGAGCTGTTTATCCGTACTTTAGAGGGCGTGCATCATGCAAGCATTGGAGATTATGTTATCCAAGGGGTTAACGGGGAACTGTACCCGTGCAAACCAGATATTTTCGAGAAAACTTATGAAGTTGTAGAGGGCGAGTGATGTAAATGAGAGACATCCCCAAACAAATAGACTTATGGGCGTGGCAGATGTCCGAACTGTACAACTCCCTGGAGGGAGAGATAATCCGGGCAATCATTAAGCGGGTATCTAATGGGCATACTAATATCTTGGACTGGCAGATGCAGGCATTAAAAGACTTGGGGCTGTACAACAAGGATATTGCAGAGGTTGTATCAAAAGCAACCCAGGTTGCCGAAAAGGAAATAGAAAGAATGTTTTCAGAGGCAGCAGAAGATACTATCAAGGAAGTGGATGAATCAGTCCCTTATGATACGCTCGAAACTCCTACAGACCTAGACTTTGTAATGAGGAGTTACTACAACCAGTGTTGGAGTAGCATTGACAACCTTGTTAACCAGACACTTATAAGCACCAACTACAGATACGGTAGTACCGCCACAAAGGCATACACTGAGGTGTTAAACCGGATACAGGCATTATTTAACACCGGGATGTACACTCTCGACGAGGCCATGAAAGCGGCTATAACCGAATTAGCATCCAAAGGCATAAAGTCAACCTTTATTGACAAGGGCGGTCACACATGGAGCATGGAGCGGTATGTTAGGACAGTTTTACAATCCACACTATCCAACAC